GCACGTCCTCCGGTAGCAGCTTGAGGGTTATTTACTGCTAAGGAATTTAAAATTGTTGTGTTGAGTACTGGTGTGTTTGTTGGAAAATTAACAATACTTGTATCAACTCCGGTGATTGTTGTAATCACATTACTAGCTACATTGGATGTAACGCCTCCACCTCTCAAGTAGGTTACTGTAAGTGTTGTGTTTGATGGAGCAACACCGTACGCTTTTGTTACCCCCGGTGCGTTTGGATCTATGGAAGGATCCATATCAATTTTCCCTGTCGGAAGATTAACGCCAATGTTGTCAGGAGTAGGAAGTAATTCCTCATCTTCTGAGTTGCTTATTCCAGCACCAAATTGAACTTCAATTCCATCATCTAGTATCCGCGTAACAAATCTTCTTGGTACTTTTTTTAACTTTAATAGATATGGGATCTCGTCACTATATACTGCTGCATCCGGATCATTGAAGGCTGTGTTTGTTACTTGTTCAAAAATAGTATCTTGAGCTAAGTAAGGTACCTCATACCACGTATTTCCGTCTGAATCTGTAATGGTATCAATTCCAATAAAGTCTGCTGGAGTTGTATCAAATGGTATTTTGAATTTAAAGAACTTTGTTGGTGCACCAACTGCAACGGTTGTTACAAAAGGTGCTGCAGATACTGCATTCACTTGCTTTTTAGCTAGGTAATACTCAGGACTGCCGTTTGCATCGATTGTATAAACAGAGTACTCGACTGGATCATCCGCTGTATCAATAGCAAAATCCACCACACTCTGAACATAGAAGTTTACTGGAACAATCTCAGCAGCAGTTGGTATATTTGTGGTTACTGTTGACCTAACTTGCATGCCAGGATTGATTCGTAAAGTGTATCGTGTATCTGGTTTTGCATCAACTCCACTCCCCGTTGCAGGCATTAACTGGTATACGTCTAATGTTACGTTAGATGGTACACTAATCTTTGGTTTGTATCCCATTGCAGCTGCAATTGATAATACGTTCTTCTTTTCTGTTGCTTGTAATAAAAGTGATTCTTTTAACTGGGAATCGACGTAGTAGTTGAGTGTATCTCCAACGTACGCTACAAGCTCTAAGAACATCATTCCTGGTGATGCTTCATTAAAATCATTGTACGTATTTGGATAGTAGGTTTTAACAAAATCTATTAGACCTTGCTTGATGCTATCAAAATCTCTACCTAAATACTTAATATCCTTTGATGGTGGTGTATACATACTAATCTATTATTGAGTTGCATCTAGTTCTAGTTGAATAGATCGTGTGTCAAATTTGTTTCCAATTAGACTAATACTCATGTTTATGTTAATTCTATTTGGAGAAAATTCAGGAGCATCAACTACTAGCTCATTAATAAATATGTATGGAAGCCAGATTTGAAAGTTTTCTTGAATAGTATCTTGAATCACTTCTACTAGATCGTCTGTTGCATTTTCAAACAAGACTCTACGTAGGTTGCAACCAAAATTTGGTAGCATTGGACGTTCACCGTGATTAGTTAGTAGCAAGTTTTTAGCGTTTGCTACCATCTGATCAATGGTGAGATAGTTTAATTGAAATAGAGATCCTTGTTTTGAACTCGTAGGTAAGTCGATTCCAATAGCTACATTAAGCTCTGAATCCAATACCGGTTTTTTTATCTCTATTGCCATTTATTATTTTTTTATAGGTCCTCCACTCACCCATGCATCGCATGTTCGAGCACCAGCACACTTAAACCAAAAGAACTCACAAAAACCTAAATTTGCCTCCTTAGCGATTACATCACCCTCCTCACCAATTGCTTTTGTTATCTTCTTAATAACATCTGGTTTTTGATTGAAGGCTCCACAATTTGAACAACGAGACTCCTTTGCAGCTTCTACTGTAATATCCCACATCTTAGCCTTATCTTCCCAAAATTGAGCAGATCCTTTTTCATCAGCTGGATTGAGTGGGCCGTAGCGATACTCCTTAATAGTTACGTTGCGGTTTAGTGTGTTGAGGTCTAAATCCTCAATGGCATCGTGTGGTTTGACATTCTTATTGCCAATCTCTTTTTCCTTTTTTAGCGCTGCAGGAGTATTCGGTCCATCAAAGTCTGACAGATTACCTTCTAATATGATATCGCGTAATACTTGCTTAAGCTTCATTACTTCATGCCACTTTTCTCATACGAACTATTGAGTACGCCTGAGTAATCTTTTATAAAGGCTGCTGTAGGATCGTTAGAGAATTGTGCTGGTGATCCAAAATCTTCATCATCCATTTGGTGACCAAAGTTCATTGCATCGCCTGCATCAAAGTGACCCATACTTCCCCACTCGTTTCCTGCTGACTCCTGGATAGGCGCGGACTTACCACTTCTTAGATCGTTTGCAGTTTCACGAAGAATGTCACCTAATGGTCCACTCATAGTAATACCAAAGTCTTTTGATGGTTTTTGTTTAGGAAGAGGCAGTGGCTGTCTAGCTTGTGTACCTTGTCTTTTTTCTGCGTTTAGAAGACTCTTTTTCTGTTCTAATAGAACTGGAGTGAGTGCTGACTTCAATTCTTCACGAATGACTGAGCGTATCTCTTCCTTGATTAGTTTTCTTAAAATCTGTGCAAAATCTGCTGCTTTCATAAATGTAATTTAGTATAAATATGTTGGTTTATGCGTATCCTTTAAAAGTTTGTAGAGGGATTCCTAGTGCTGGATTTGGTATGTAAATGCCTTGCATACCTTTAAGTTGCTTTTCAAAGTTACTTGCAATCTCTCGAATAACCGCTTCACCGCCATCCGTCAGTCCGTTACTTCTTAGTCGTGGAAACTGACCGATGCTTATTACTTGAAACGTTGTTCCAACGGTGTTTTGCCAAGTTACTCCAGTCCAAAAAGCTCTAGCACTCAAGCCTAAAACTGCAGTCTGAACTATTGCATCTGCGTTTGCAAGCTTTGCTTTTATTTTATCTAATTTATCGCTATGCTCCTTTGCCGCTTCTTGTATTCTTTCCTTTAGCTCAGCTTTGGTTTTTTTTAACCACTCCTTTACTTGTTTACGAATCCGTTGTTCAAAATCATTGACAGCGTACAGTAAGCGATCAATCAAAGCAGCTAGAAAGGATCCTTGACGCTTGTTGATCAACTTGTCTAGTTTAATCATTTCATCGTAGAAGTTAAATCCCTTTATGTTAAGTTTTTTTAACCTTGCTCTGGCTGCATCAGCCTGTTGCTTGGCTCTCCTTCTTATTTCTTCATCGGTTTTTCTAATTACGTTTTGAGCGACTTGCTCCTCAGCTTCCTTCTCCTCTTCTTCAATATCTGTGGGTTCTATTCGCCCAACTAGCTTTCGTATTGTTGCTTGTGTTGCAAATAGATATTTTTGTTCTACGCTAACAAGTGACTGTGTAAAGTTTACTGACTGTAATAATGATGTCAGTACTTTACCTTTGAGTTCGGTTCGAATCCTTTTGAGTTTATTCAAAATCGAATCAAATTTAGGCTCACCTTCAAACATACTCACAACTATTGATATTATTTGATTGCTAGCTAAATCGGCTACCACTCCAATAGTACCATCAGGTCTTTTTTGTACCTTACTGTTGGCAGCTTGTAATGCTGCTTGCTTTATATCTTCGATAAAACCCAAACCAAACTGCGATGCTTCATTTGTAGTAGTGTTTATTAGCTCTTTAGCTTTTCCTTTTGAATCCTCTATATCTCGGTACACTGTGAGAATCAAATCAACATAAGTCTCTATAATACGTAAGCTATTCACGTTATCATCAAATGCTTCTTTTTCGGCTTGCTCCTTGAGGTATTGTGCGCTTTTCATTTCCAATCCTACTGTATTGTACTTGAACTTTCCTAATCCTATTTGCTTAATCCACTTTTCATTTGCGGACGCTCTGAGTTTTCCAGAAGCAATGTTATTAAGCAGTGGTCCTGTTGCCTGGCTAACTAGTGCAATAGCTTCTCCCTTTTTGCGATAGTTTAGTACCTTCTGTTTGTACTGCTTAATTGTCTCCTTCTTTTCCTTTGCTGCTTGTGCTCTTGTTTCTATATCTGCACTGGCAGTAGGAATTGGTAGTGATGCAATGACCGCTTCTTCTATTTGCTTCTTTATACGTATAGCATTATCGATCTGCTTTTTAATATACTTTTTGATTTTCTTAATTGTCTTTATAACCCAACTATAAATAAACTGAACGAACTCTGCAATCTCTTTTAAAATTGCAATAATAGTAAATTTTGGTTTTGGTTCTAATCCTATCGCTCTAAGTGCTGCATCTACATTAGCGTCAGCTGTTTGACGATCAATCTTTTCTTGTTGTTTTTCTAGGTGAGCTCTATATCGTTCGTTGCGAGACTGCGAATCCATATCAACTGGCTCGATAAACATTTTCTCATCATCCAACCTCTTAATATCATCAACAATCCTCTTTAAGCGTGGTCGAAAAGCTAACACAACCTCGGCGTATTGATCGTATTTTTTATCTGTTTGTTCAACAAATACTCTAAAGTCTTGAAAAGACTTTTTGCTCTGAGTAGCTATTAACACAAACGGTTCTGCAACAGCCGTTAATCCTTGTTCTTTAAAGTATCTTCTAATGAACTTCTCTTCAGATGTTGTTGCAAATTTCTTTAGCTGATAACCTGGATCTACCGGTGTCACAATGCTACCATACACTTTTCCTTCATTAGCTGCGATGGATGCGCTAGCTTGTGTGATGGCTTGATCAAGCCTACCTCCCTCACTAAACACCTCCTGCAAGCTTCCTGTAGCTTGATTCAGTTTGTTAGCTATGAGCGGTACTTCTACGTTAATTATTGTGTCTTGCAAAGCGTAGGCAGCATTAATCAAACTAGAACTCTCTGATATTATTTTACTTACTATCTTTTGTTTTCTTCGTAAGATTTTAACATTCTCTTCATTATTTTTACGGAAGGTTTTTACATCCTCCTTCTTCTGTTTAAACAAATCAACCAACGGAGAGGGCTTTGGTACTTTAGGTGGCATTAGTGCCTGTTTTTGTAGTCGCTTTTCTGCATTGGCTGCCTGCTTTTCAGCTATACGCTCTTTTATATCTTTTATTTTATTTTTTATAAGTGTATCCAGATTCTTCTTTTCTTCAGCTATTTTTCGTTCCAACTCAACAAGTGCAGGTCGGAGCGTTTCTTCTATCTGTTTAATTTCTAGATATGTTAATCTTGCTTGCTCAATTCTCGATTGTACTTCAGCTTTGTCACTTGTTAATCTCGCTAAAAAAGGACCAAACGCAGTCGGTTCAGCGAACGCAGATGCTGCCTCTTGAATCCGTCTCAATGATACGGTTATTCTGGCCGTCACTAACGCTTTTTGCTGTTCTCTAGTACTATTTGACACCCTTGCCAGTCTTCTATTGTAATTCGCTATAACATTTACTGCCCGTACAACATTTGGTATGCTATCAAATTTTAGGTTAGTAATAGTGTCAATAATGGCCAACTCCTCCTTAAACAGATTAGGTGCCGATTCTCCGGCTGCTTGCTGCACTCTATCACCAAAATCTTCTGATTGAATTTCTGCTCTAACTGCTACTAATAGATTCTTATAATCTGCGATTATATCTTGTGCTAGTAGTTTCAAGTTTTGAGCCTTAGCTGGTATCTCTGCTAATTGTCTAGTTATTTTTTTTGCTTGATTTACAAAAACTTGTATACGTTTTATATTATAGTTCTGTTTTCGTATAATACCCTCTAGTGTATCTATGGATGATGCAGCATCTTGCTCTCCCAATATCAACTCTCGATTGACATAGTATCTTGCAATGTTTCGATACATCTTAGCTGAGCTGTTTGTACTTGCTGGCTTAATGTAGTTATCTGTTCCCGTGCTAATTGTTCCGGGTGCTCCTTGTAGCGCTGGTGCAGGTAAGGTCACTGGTATGGCTTGTGGCATACCCTGCAATACTGTGCGCTCGTAGTATTCTGCTACTTTTGCTGAAAAAGTGTCTGCATCCGGAATGTTTCCATTTTGGATATCTAACAGTAGTGGTTGTACAAAATTTAACTCAAAGTTTATTGGCATAGTATCTTATTAATAAATAGCAAACGCTTGAGTAATTAACAAACCTCCTAGATTGTGTTCGTAGAGGTATATTTTCTTGAAGTTTTTTAGATTCTCCGTACCGGCGTTTATTTGCTGTAAGGTACTTGCTAGGGATTTATCTGGAGATTTGGCAGATCCACGAGCTCTAAAAGACTGATAATGTATGCCATTCTTACTCTCTTGAATTAGCACCTTCCATGATACTTGTTTTGTGGCGGCTTTTTCATTCATTTGAACTACCATTCCAACAACATCAGCTGGCTTGTTGTACTTTTGTTTAAACTCTCTGAATCCTGCTTCTACCTGAGTGTCCATCGATCTTTGAAACGGTTTGTAGTCTCTCATATCCGATGTGAATGCGTGAAGAGCATCTCCTGCACCTGGTGCAATTTTAGGATCTGGTTTGTTTGTGTATGGGTTACCATTTGGCCAATAAGCTCCGTGACCACCTTCTACTAAGATATATTGATCCGATGTTGGTGATACACTACTTGGTACTGTCGCAAAGTCTGCAGGTGCGTTTGATGATCCTGGTCCTGGCATTCCTGGCATGCTTACTCCTGTTCCAGTTCCGGTGAAGGATCCGGTGAGTTGTGTTGGTGGTTTAAACTTCTTAACCGTTTTTTGTTGTGCTTTTAGTGTTTCTAACTGTGCTTTATCTATCTGCTCATGACTTATGCCGTCCACAAAAGCGTAGTTACTTAGTATTTCTGGTATGCGGTTTGCCAATAAACCGAACTCAGCTTGTGTGCTAGGTTGAAACTTAACCGGACTAACGCCTGATACTAACTCTGCACTCTTTAGTACAAATAAAATATCTTCTAAAAGGTTTGCAAGCTTATATCCTAAAACAAGTGGATCATATTCTTGATCCGGTGTTGGATGTCCTTTAGTTGGTCCTAAATCTGGCTGCTTTTCGCTAATCCTATTACCTTTATTTGGTATACCTAGAAATACATTTTCGTGTCCGTATAACGTTATACTCTGGCCTGCATCTATGTTGACTCTGCTTGGAGATGCTAATGCAACACCCTTCTTACCAAACAGCATACCAAAATCTTTTTTTGCATTAATGATTACACGATCTGCTGCTACCATAATGCTGGCGTCACTTGCGTTTGGTATGTGTGAGTTTTCGCCATTCACATTTACACCAATTAGCTGATCAAGACTCGGTGTTGCTGCAGTGGCGTTTATTTCGCTTACGAGTTGATCGTCTTTGAAATCTTTAAAATCCAAAGCTAATACCGCCTCTTGGTATGGTTTTAAGTCAATCTCAAAAGTAGCAGTAAACGTGTATGAGGTGCTTCCTGCGTCGAATGCTCCTGCTGCTTTTAATGCTTCGTATATGTCGGGATAGGTATACTTTGCCATTATTCGTAAATTGAAAAGTGCATCGGGTCACCACCATATAACCATGTTATTCCGTGTTTGACCATTACGGATGCCACTTTTTCGTAAAAGGTTCTTTCCCAAGCTGTCCACGGTCTACCACCAACTGTTTGTTTTTCAAGATTCCAATGAACGCCATAGCCAAAAGTACCACCTCTATTTGTGTTAATATCAAAAGCAAAGCCATAAGAGTGGTGCGATAATCTAGTACCTCCAGTTACGTTTCTTGGATAATAAGAACCTGCAAATGCTTCTATGTACTCCCCACCTCCGTTTGATGCAATTTCTGCAAAAGCCGGTGCTAATTTTGCAGCAAAGTCTGGATGTACTGCTAAACCTTGTCCACCTGGTTTACCTTTAAAAGGCATCTTTATATTTGCTAATGCTGCTTGATAGGATGGATTAGGTTTTAATATGTACCGTGCTCCTTCTGTTCTAGAAACTACCGCGGTTCCATCTGCGTATAAGGTAACTGGCGCAATACCTCCACAATACTTGTTAATAAAGTTTTTCGAACTTTCGTTTAGTGCAAAACCTCCTCCACCTGCTACCGTTGTGTTTTGACCTATTGGGCTTGCTGATGGGTTAGGAGGCGAGTATGGTGATGCTCCTGTCATTGGTGGCGATATTGTTCCCTCTACAGTGGCTGTTATGCTGGTTGGTGGAATGTATGGAGCTGCTTTCTTTTGTTGTTCTACAAGCTTCTGTAATCTTTCTTCATCGATAGACTCATGTGAAATGCCATCTACATATGCATATGTGCTGAGTATCTCTGGTATACGATTTGCTAATAAAGCAAACTCTGCAACGGTAGATGGTTGCCATTTTGCCTCAGATAAGCTCGAAGCCATGTCTGCGTTTTGTAATACAAATAAAATATCTTCTAGGAGATTAGCAAGCTTTACACCCAATACCATTGGCTCGTAAGAATAATCTGGTGTTGGATCGCCTTTAGTTGCTCCTAAAGCTGCTTGTGATGCTATCGTTTTTGGTATCTGTAATCCTCTATTTGGTAACCCAATGAACACACCTTGATTGCTATGACCAAATAATGTAATAGACTCTCCAGCATCGAAGTTTACTCTACTAGGTGATGCAATGGCTACTCCCTTTTGTCCAAATAGCATTGCGTAATCCGACTTTGCATTTATTACAATTCGATCACCATTCATCATGATACTACCTCCATCTGCATCAGGTACGTATTTATTTACCTTACGCCTAGTAATGTGCATGATATCTTCTACTGAAGGCTCTGTTGCTGTTGATGTTATCTCACTAGTGAATGTATTATCTGTAAACTCTTTAAAGTCGAGTTTTAACACAGCATCTTGATATTGCTTTAAGTCGATTGTTACAGTTCCTGATATAGTAATGGGAAAAGTGTTAGCGGTATCAAATGCTCCCTCAGCTTTTAGCTTATCGTATAATTGTTGATATGTTATTGTTTGCGCCACTACGGAGTATAGTATGTTGGAATAAATGATGGTTGTTTTGATGAAAACTGGATCCTTGATTTTATTAACATCTTAACTACATCTCCTACTGTCTTTTTCACAGAATCTGGATTAGGTCCGGAACCTCCGTAGTACGCTTTGTTTCCTGTTCCCGTGGTTACGTCACCATATTTTGTACCACCTTTTGTTATGATTGGAAAGGATGCAAACTCTTGTCCAAGATCCTGCACCGCATTTTCTAAGTCTGTAACCGTGCCTTCGTTGGTTCCTTTTAAATAACTTCCTAAGCGAGGTCTTGATGTTAACATTAATCGGTCACCAATCTTTTCTTGAGTAGCTTGATCAAACAAACTATCTAGTAAACCTAATGCAGTAGCGGCTGATTTTAAAGTGCCTGGGATTGTTTGGTACTTTCCAACAGCAAATAAATTTTCCGGTCCGTTTTGCAGTGCAATAATCTGAGACACTGTCTTGTCTGTCAACTTGACAGCTTTAGTCGAATAGAACGCCTTAGCGCCACCTGCTGGGTTTGAAGTTCTAATACCTCCAGTACCACTGGTTCCGTAATTATACACATCATAGTCACCACCAAAACTCTCACCACTAGCGATAAGATTTTTAATTGGTTCAAGTCCTGGACCTCCAAAATCTAAACCACCTGCAGTGTTTGATACTGTAAATTGACCGCTTATAGATCCTGTTAGACTTGGTGGTGGTACGTAATTAGGTGTTTCAGCTCTTGCAGATTCGATTGCAGCTAGTTGATCCATATCTACACTTCCGTGAGACATTCCATCAATATATGCATAGTTGCTTAGTATTTCTGGTATGCGGTTTGCTAATAAAGCAAACTCCGCTTGAACGTCTGGTTGAAATTTAACTGGACTAAGTGCATCCACTCCTTGTGCACTTTTTAAAACAAATAAAAAGTCTTGTAAGAGGTTCGCTAACTTTACACCTAAGACTAATGGCTCGTAAGGTTGGTCAGATGTTGGCGATCCCTTAGATGCACCTATTTGTGTTTGTTTTGTTGTTGTGTATTGTACTCCTTTGTTTGGCACACCAAGAAATAATCCACCATCTGCATCTCCGTAAGATGCTAGAGTGATACTCTCGCCAGCATCGATGTTAACTTTCCCTGGTGATGCAATTGCAACTCCTTTGTGTCCTAATAACATAGAAAGTTGCTGTTTAGAGTTTATAACAACTCGATCGCTGTTTACTAACACACTACCAGCAGACGTATTTGTATACACACTATTACCTAATGCATCGACACCCATTTGTGCATCTAGTGATGGTTTTACTTTAGTTGATGTTATTGTTGATGCAATATCTCCATCCTTTGTTGCACTAAGGTCTAATGATTCAAGAGCTTGTTGAAATGGTTTTAAGTCAATTGCAACAGTACCGGTTATCTGGCTTTCATTAATTTGTATGTTTTCAACTTGGATAGCAGATCCTGATGCAGATCCAGTAGGTGGTGTTTCAACGACTTCTTGAGTAGTGGTTCGTGGTGGACGTGTTTCGGGTACAACCTCAGGCCTAGGACTCACCAATGGTTGAGTTAAGGCACAGCTATCTTCAACGCTGCTGAGTATTGTATCATATGAAAACTTTGGCATTAGTCTCCTATTGTTATTTCAAAAGTCTTATACTTTTCTGAAAGAGCTGCTAGGTATTGTCCAGCTGTTGGATTGTAAGTAAAGCGATTAGCAGTTCCTGGTATATTTACCAACTCGTTAATGAGTACTAACATATTAATAAGACTAAATCTATCTGTGATTAACTTATCATACCAGTCCTTATAATACTCTGGTTTCTCTGTTTTAATACCTTGCAACCACGCTGCATAACATTCTAAAAACTTGGTTGAATAGTTTGGTATATATGCTCGTACAGATTGCTCCTTTCCATCGGATGGTGCAACTTCTACAGCCCAATTTATATTAGTAGGTTGATCGCTACTAAGCCACTGTCCGTTTATAGCTCCATTTACAATCTGCTTTAAATTCTTAATCTCCTCACTACCTTGATATGATATCTTTCCCTTAATCTCTGTAAAAACCTTTGTACCACCCTTCCATCCCATAAACATTAGTAAGTACCCAAAATAAGGATCAATACCCATCGCACTAAAGGGATTAGCAAAAGAATGGTTTAGTAATACTGTTTCAATAAACCACAACTTAACGGCGTTTTCATTGCTAAATAAATCATTTAATAAAGCTTTTTTGTTGTTAATGTTTTCGTATCCACTCAGATCGTGACTAAAGTTTTCGCCCAACTCTATGCTCAATGCTTTTAACTTTTTGAAGTCTGTAGCTAAGGGTGTAGTTTGATCTAACCAACCGGCTTCTGGAAGTGTGAGGTTTACCTTTTTTCCGAATAACTTATGGAACTCTGCAGAGAAATCAGTGCTAGGGTTACCTTCATATACAGTAGAGTATACAACTCCTCTCATACTCGAACCTAATGGTGGTGCTTTATCCTCGGGATGGTCTGACCATCCAGGTGAGTATGCTGATATCTTTGGCCACATAACAGTTTCAAATATATCTGCGCGTGTGAGTGCATCTATTGATGCAGCTGTATAGTCGGCAAGTAGGGTTGCTTTTGTCTCTACTTCTGATTTAGCATTCGGTGCAGCAATTGCACTCTCAAACCAGTCCTTTTTATGTTCCGATTTATATAGTGCAATAGTGTTTAACAACATAGACTTTGAGCGAACTGCGTAAGTCGTGTCTATGAGTGGTAACATTTCTTTTACTATATCGGATGATGCTCGTGCCATGATTAATTTTGTGTGTTTTGTGCTAAAGAAGCTTCTGATTGTCCTATACCTGGTGTACCTGGTGCGTCACTATGGTTAACAAGAGTACCTCCACCTGCAGTATTGGTTTCATTTGTATTGGTAGGATTGCCTGTAGCTGTTGGATTATTTTGTGCGTCTTGGCTATTAGTCTGGAAGTCTTTTGGATCTGTAACAATCTTCTCTGATTTTTTATCTGCTCCATCTCTTGCAGCTTCTCCGTCAAACATATGTGTCTCACTAGGAAGAATGTTTGGTGATGAGATTCCGTATGTATACGCCCAAGAAGCTAGTGGATGTTCTCTTTGTCCTTTATCTGGCACAGCTAGCTTCATAGGTACCTCTTGAGTAGTGGTCATGTAAATTGATGCTGCATCTTCATTAATATCCTCTATATCGTAGAGCTTATTCTTAACTTGATTTGCTTTGATTGTCTCATTGCTCAATCGCATAACAATAATAGAATCCCCAGGCTTACCTCGACGATTAGCTCCCCAAATAGGTCCAGCATCGGCATTTCTATCAGTTGGTGTTCCTCCAAATCTAATAGAGTTTCCATAACGTCCTTGTATAATATAATCACCCTCAAACGGTCTCAACTGCTTATGTACAACCGGCTTAAAGTTACTTGTTGCATCTTTAAAATTTTCTAGATTTTGGATGCGTTTATCAAAACGTTTTTCAACTTGAGCGTAGGTGGCTTGCTTTAGTCCTGGTTTAAGTAGTGTTGGTGATATTCCAACAAACGGAGAAGAGTTGCTAGTTATGTTAGCGGTATTGGTGATGACTCCTGCATAAAAATATCCTGGAGCTAAATTATTTGTTGGTGTTACTTTGTCTGAGTAAGCTGTGTAAATAATGACCTGCTCACCGGGTAGTGGTAGTTTGAGATTGGTACGATCTGCTGGATAAGCTAAGGTACCATCTTCCTTTGCAATGTTTACTGTTGGTGGTCCAAATACATCTCGAAAACGTATTGCTCCAATGTTCTCATCACTACCTTTATATAAAGGTGAGTCAGCATTAAGACATACTTCAAGTACGTGTCCTACAATAACCTTAGGTGTAGGAACATACTGAGGAATGGTTCCTGTCGAACCCTTCCCAAAGAAGCCATCCATTCCAGTGAATATCGCCATGTTTAGTTAGTTTGATCTAGCAGGTCTTGTGCAGCTGCTAGGAGTTGTTGCTTTTCTTCTTCAGATAATGCACCATCATCTGCTGATGTATTCTTGCTACTAGAAACCAATAAACGCTGTACAATTGCAGTAAGCTTAACTAAGTTATCATCATTCTTAACAGACACTTCTAGGTACTCTTTGATTAGTGGTACCATCATTGATGCGTCAGTCATATTACGAATCATAGGCTTTAACTGTTCAATTAAGCCAGTGATCTGAGTTTCCTTTTTCTTAGTGTTCATGTAAATGTCTCTCATCAAATCTGAGAAAGACTTATCGTCAAATAGTATCTGATCTTTATCCATAACGTCTTTTACAATAAATAGGTTAGGATTAAATTTTGACTATCGAGGTTGTTGAGCTTGTATCTCCTTTAGATACTCAACTAGGTGTTTAATGCGTACACCTGCTATCCACGATTCTCTGTTTTTATAGTAACCTAATCGATCCAACATTTCTTTATCTACTGTCTTTGGATCAAACTCAAAAGCCTGTAGGTTAGGTCCTCCACCTACAGACTCCCACGCTTTTATCTCCTTCAATAGAAGGCCAATTAACTCCTCCTTTGAAACTGAGATAATCATAGTGTGTATGTTTTTTCCTTTGGAATGTAGCCTAACTCAAGATAATCACTCATCATACTCTTATATCCACCCTTCATTTGCTTAACAACTTTTGTAATCTGTTGTGTGCTAGCATCTGTCATTTCTCGAATATAAACATATAAAGCTTTTTTATTAAATAACTCGATGCGATCTCTCTTACGGAATAGTTCTAATACAGCTTCTGCTAATTGTCTATCTTTTTTCTTAGGATAGTATCGTTCAATGTTTTCATCCCAGTAAGCTAGGTACTTATCAAAGAATGCTTCTAAGCTTACTCTGTCTTCATCTTCCTCCTCACCTAGTTCGTAGTTGTCATCTATATCAACTCGCTTATGCTCGACAAGCTTCTTATAGTTTTTTCTATTCTTTAAGATGCAGTAATTCTTTGCTACAATACTAAAGTAACTGAAGGCTTTGCTTCCCTTTGATGGATCAAACTTAGGTAGCTTCTCGACTAAGAAAGATACAACTTCATGTTGAACCTGGTGTAAAGGTACATTGTCTGTATAGTAAAACTTAAAAGTATGTATAATGTTTTCAACCAATTTTTCCATTGGCTGTTGTATCTCTTTTTGATAAATTATACTCTTTTCGTTTGAGTCAGTAGCTGCATTGTATTTAGCAATGCTCACATCTACCTCCGGTCCGAAGTATTGCTTTTTAGTCTTTCTTGCTCTGGTTTTCTTCGGTGGTGTCGGTGTTGACATATCTTGTAATAAATTCGTTGAGGTCTGTAACATTTGCGTTTAGTTCGTTAAAAATCATCCCTACTTCGTCGTCTGATTGAAATGCTCCTAAGCGATCAATCTCCTGCATCTCGTCATAAGTTGCTTGTGTTCGGATTGCAATCGCTCCAATAAACTGGACGTACATTTCTGTATATCTTAGAAGTTTATTGTATTTTCTATTCTGAGCATACACTAAGTACCCCATTGTGATTACTAAGATCGAAAGTATGATTATTGTTAATATCATTGTTAATCGTTATTAAATAATGAATCAAAGACATTTTTCAAAGCTTCTGTATCTTTTGGTGACGCATCTGACATAAAGTTTTTACGTCCCTTTGATTCCTTAGCTACTGGCTCTTTATCATTATCATCTTGCTCTGTCTTGTTTTTCTCAACACGAGATGCCATCATATCTGCCTGATGTAAGATGTATGGAAGATTTGTTCGTAGAGCACTTTCTGGATTGAAGTTAATGTAATAAGGCTTATTTGCTTCCTCATACAATCCATCGTGAAGTTTGATACCAAACCACTCATTATCAGTAACGCGAATACCTCTATCAGCTAGTAACTTTAAACTCCTATCCGGAACAGTCATGAAAGAGTTGGCTGGATTATTTGTATACAACTTTCCTAAATTCTTTCTATGCCAATCGGATGGATTGTGAATATATTGCTCTGCTTCCTCCGTACCAATCTTTCCTAGGTCGTGACATAAAGCTGCAAACAACAACTCTTCTACTGTGTAGTCAACTTTAGCACCCATCTCTTCCCAGACTTGATGTACTTTTACTGCACAATCCATTACACGAATAATGTGATCAACATAGCCACCTACAAAGCAGTTGTGGTAATTAATGTTGCCACTTGCTGGCATAAGCATGATGCGCTCTTGGTGATCTGTATGGAGTTTGATTAACTGCTGAGCTCGATCTCCTTCAATGTTATTTTCAATTTTAGACATGAGCTCATTAAAGTTCTCAAGCAATTGTTCTGCTGTGTAATTCATAACTGTTTCTCTAATTTTTTAAGTTGGGTTTCTAATTTACGTCGATAAGTTGCACGGGACTCTTTTTTTACCTCCTTGCGTAGGTTACTAATTTTTACCAAAAGCTCATGCTTCTCTGTTGCTTTCTGAGCTTTGGATCTGGTATCCTTTTGTTTTACTTTAATCGGAGTTGGAGGCAGTGTGCCTTGTAGAGATGGTTGCTCTTCACCTTTGTGGTATACTGTGCCATTCTCATGTACAAACTCTTTCATAAACTTCCATCCTGGAGGATAGCCGGTTGGCTTCTTGGCTTTAGGAGCATCTGCAGGATCCCACAGCTCCATTACACAATCGGAACAAGTCCATCCAGTAATGCTAATCGGCGCAACCTTACCTACGCCGCACATCTTACACTCAATAGTGTGTGTTTCAATTTGCTTTTTCATAGTACTCATTAGAAGTAACTATACAACTTTTTTACTCGAAATGCTAATTTACTGCGAAAGGTATTACTGGAAAAGCTTTCCACATAAGAGCAATATGGATATAGCGTTGTGCTACCTTCTTCTTAGTTCGAAAGTAGCACCAATCGCCATAAACGTAATAGTAATGATTAATACTCTGCTCAACGAGGCTCTTATTTAAAGAACATAAAATAGAGACCTCTTCATCTTCAACGATGCTAATATAATCTTCTACAAGAAACTCGCTACCCGCATAGATTAGCTCGTCCATTTTAAAAGCTTTCCAAACACTTTGAAATTCAGCTTGTTTTATCTTTTTATCGAAAGACCAATTTACAGTTGTTGATGCTAATTGGTTTTTTGTATAACTAGAATCACTTGGAATTGTTAATATCAGTTTTCGAGCTTGATTCAATTCAATGCTTGCTTTTTTTAAAAAGCTACTCTTAACTAAATTAACAAAGCATCCCATGTATTACGCGTTTGTATTTGTAGTTGTATTCTTTTTTCTACGACCTCTTCTCTTCTTAGGAGCTTGAGCAACTTGATCTTTAATCTCTTCTTTAGCGCTTTCAATAACTTGCTTAACGCTTTTGATTTTATCTTTGCTCTCATGAGCAAATTTACGGGCTTTTGCTAAAGACTTTTCAGCTTGCTCATTTGCATAGTCTCTAGTAACTTTTAATTTGATCTCTAAATCTTTAAGATCGCCATTCTGTTTAAATAGATAATAAATTAATCCTGCGTTAGCAATTAAACTAATGGTTAAGGTAATTGTTGTAAACATATAAAGTGTATTATTGTTAATATAACTATATTATACGGATTTTTTACCAGAAAGTCAACGCTTTGACTAAAGTTTTATTGCGATTGGAAGGTTAACCACGTCGATCCATCCCATACAAAGATTGTGCCTGTATCCTGACGGAAGTACATAGAGCCAACTACTGGGTTGGTGGATGCTCCTAGCGGTAATATAAAATTACCACTTCCCGCACTTCCGACGTCACTAAAGTCAATAGTAGATGCTTTTGTAAAACCGGAAAGATCTCCAGTCATATCGATGCTTCCAGTAATAACTGTTGTTCCAGTAACAGTTAAACTACCAGTAATTCTAGTAGATCCAGATATAGTTGTTGCTCCATTTAAACCTACACTTCCAGTCACACTCAAACTTCCAGTAATTCTAGCGGATCCAGTAAACGGAAAACTAGATGCATTTAATGCAAAGGAAGCAGTTTGTGCTAGAGAAGCTGAAATGGCAAAGGAGGAACTTAAAGCTTGTGAGGACGATACTGCAGAGGATGCACTAGCAGCAAAAGATGCACTCACAGCAGAGGATGCGCTAGTAGCAAACGATGAGCTTAAAGCTTGTGAAGCATAGGATCCAGTTCCTGTTACTGTTCCGACGAGTGATCCTGTAAATGATCCAGAGGCAATAATAGTATCACTACTCACACCACTTAATGCATCGATTGCTCTAGTAACATGCTCAGCTTGGATAGTCCCGCCGTTTGTAATTCCTGTTTTATTTATTACTGCCATTGATTCTTTTTACCTATAAATAGGTTGCATTTTGGTTATAGCGTAGGTACTAACATATAACTATTTCTGCCAAAAAGCAACTGCGCTCTTGTGTTAGCTGCAGTGAAGGCATCTATTTTTAGAGACTTGGCAGTCTTATTGTAAGCGAGAATTGCTGGCACCATTGCAGCCCAATTCATCTCCATACAAGCTCTACGAATCCACATTGATGAGGATTCCATCTCTTCATAAGAATCGTAATCCCATTCGATATGCACTATTGTTTGAACTGTGCCTCTATAAAACATATCGATACACAAATCCAATCCACACTTGAAATCTGAAGCTAATAATCTCAACAACTCAGGTCTCTTCTCAGCATACTTAGATATCTGCATAGCAGCTTCACCTCTAATTGGATAACGATAAACGAAATGACTATGATCGACTACTAAATCGAAATCACTTCTACTAGATTGTTCACACCACGGTTGAATGATTGCATGTGTTCCAGATACTCCAGCACCATCTTTATAGAGGGTAGGGTCGTGAACGAGACTAACGCCATGCGCTTTGTAA